CATTAGAACTTATTATATTTGAAATTTCATCATTAAATATACTGTTCTCAGTCAAATTATTTACTAATGATATAGTAGATGCAATATCTCCTTCAATAGTATCACCTTCAATAGTATCACCCTCAATATTAGAAGATATATCTAAATTTGTGTTTCCCTCAATATTAGTGACTTCATTAGTTACCTCATTTGTAAGATTTTCCTCAACCTTTCTCTCTTCCGTAACTTTCTCTTTCTCTTTTTTCTTAGGATTGAAAAAATCTTGTATACCTTTAGCAATAGGATTTTCTTCCTTCTTAAAATCTTCTGGATTTATGGTATCTTGATTACTTTTCTTTCTATCAAGAGATACACTTGATAATATACTATCAAACCTATTCAACTGATTCCTAAATCTACTAACATCAGGTTTGTTTATTGTTTGATCACCACTTATAACTTTGGTTGCTAATTCTTGTCTTCTCTTATCACCAGATTGACCTGCTTGTGCAAGTGATGGTATCAACAAACTGGCAGCAAGTGCAGCAGTTATCAACAATGGATTCCTAAGTTTTGATGCCCCTCTTACAGCACCCACATTAGTTGCCCCAACTCCTTTATTACCTATCAAACCCTTGAGGGCAAGAACTTGCACTACAGATCCAGTTAGAAACTCTATGATTTCAGGTGCCATCAATGCCCCTGCTAAACCAAAACTTTGTGCAGCACCTCCCACATTACCCTGAGAAAGTTGAGCAGCACCTAAACCACCTGCAATAGCAGCACCTTTACCCCTTAGACTACTGAGTATATTTGTTTTTACATTACTTAAATTCTCAGAGTCTTTACTTAGTATTTTTGCCTCTTCTCTAAAGTATCTCCTCTTTGCCCTTACATCTTCTCTAATTTGTTCTCTTACATTCCTCATTGAAACATTCATCTGTTCCATTTGAGTTATGATACGACCCAGAACTCTGACCTGAGGTCTCTCTAAATTCTTTGCTTCATCTGTCGCCCTTGCTAATAATCTATCATACGCCAGATCCATCCTACGTTCCATTGGAATCATAGGTGTCTGAGGTTCGGTTTGTCTACCAGGCGTTTGCATTTGCTGCTTCTGCTTGTTGTGCTTCTAACTTTTGCTTCTCAAGGTACTTTACAAGATAGTTTACGTATACTTCTTTTTCCCAAGGAATCATATTTTCAACTTCACTTAGAGACCACTTATGATGCTGCATCAGAGAAAAATTTGTCTCTAACATTGCATCAATGCTGGTATGATATAGCATTATGCGAAAAAATTTGATAATCCCTCAATTAGGACTTCAGAATCTTTCTTAGTTTTTGGATTGTGAACTGTACCCTTGTACTGTAATTTAGGCATCGTTGCAAAAAAGTCCTCTATCAATGAAAATTGTTGAGAGTTCAATTGCTCAATAAATTTCATAAGTTCTTTCTTGGTGCAATCTTCTGCACTCCACGCCTCATCAGTGGTGAATATTTGATCAATACAATTAACAACTGCATCAAATGCTTTGTCAATTCTATCTGTACCCTCACCAGATCCAACAAAATTATTATCTAAAAATTGCTGCATCGACGGGTATTTCATCTTTATGTTGATATCACCGCCAAGTTTGATCATATCAGTATGACCATCAGGGACATCAAGTTTTATCTCTGACATGTCGATTTTCAATGGGACTTTAGTCTCTTTGTCATCTTGACATGTTACAAGTAATTCAACAGACTCACCTATTGACTTACCTCTAATATTCAGAAATAGGTATTCAAGTTCAAAACTAGGTAGTTTCTCAACATCTACACCACGAGTGATAATACATGATTTGAGCACACTTTTGAGTGTAGCACTGATGTCAGCATCAGAACCATTCTCAAGTGCTATTAGTAAAACTTTCTCCTCCTTGACTAGAAAGGGTCTATATTTTACTTTCTTACCTGTTGATATAAGTTGCAATTCAAACGTAGGTGCAACGACCTTTGGTAAAGGCATGATAATATATTATTCAGTAAGTTATATAGGGGAGTTTTTGATGATTAATATTGATAGAAACCTTCAGCTTCAAAATCAATGTTATCAACACCCCTAAAGTTTCCTTCACCAGTGAAATTTAGGAACTCTTCACCATTTATTGTTTCAGTACCAGAAAAAATATCTTTAAGACTTGGTTGACCTCCTTGAGCTATACTAATAGGTGGTACGATACGATCATCCACTCTTGACTCTGAGTATATATTATCAACTCTTGACGTTCTATCAACAAAGTATTGATCATACTTGAATGTTATTGATGTTTTGATCAACTCTGCCCTACCATATGCTAATGGTGCAGCAACAATACTGCTAGGAAATGCATTCTGTAGTTTATAAGTAATACTACTTGGTAATTGATTGTTGAATCTACTTGTTTTATTCAATTTTGAGAATTCATCCTTCATATCTCTACTGAACGCTGTAATCTCCATATCACACTTATATGTGCTAGGATATTTTATTCTTCTATATGAATTATTTTGTCTATCACTTGAAGGTGACATGAACTCCATCCATGCATTGAATACATCATTAGTATAGTAGTCTGTTTGAAGATAATATGTAAGTATTATATCTGGAAATCTTCTATACGTGGCATATTTTTGTGATATACCTTGTCTAAGTCCGTCAACCTGTGCTGTTTGAATATCTGAACCAGGTAAAACTGCTTCTGAACAAAATAGTGCTAGATATGAACCTGCATGAAATGGTGAATATGCTCCACCATTCTGATCATAAAAACCGTGCTGATTTATAAACTTCTTCAATTCTAATGAATCATTAAAATTTATCATTACATCATAACTATTATTAAATGCTGGACTTATATTACCAAACTTAGTTGAAGTATCAGTCAACTCTGTTGTTGGTAAATAAAATCTCCCAGATCTAAATGCCTCTGCTCTCTGTGCCATCTAAATATAGTGTGTTACATACTATGTATGTCATATAAAGGTAAATTCAGACCAAAAAACCGTAAAAAGTATATGGGTGACTTCCGAGAGGTTATCTATAGATCATCATGGGAACTGAAATTCATGCAATACTGTGATACTAACAAGAGTATAGTCAAGTGGTCATCAGAAGAGATAGTAATACCATATAGATCACCTGTTGATAATAGGGTACACAGATACTTTCCTGATTTCTATGTGAAATATAGAGATGTAAAGGGTAATTATCAAGAAAAAGTGATAGAGATCAAACCTGCAAAACAAGTGAAAGAACCTAAGGTACAAAAAAGAAGAACAAAGAGGTATGTGTCTGAGGTGTTCACATATGCTACCAATAAAGCAAAGTGGGAAGCAGCAGAAGATTTCTGTAAGGATCGTAGATGGCAATTTCAAATACTAACGGAGAAAGAACTTGGAATATAAAAATGTCTTCCCATCATCTACATTGGTAGGTGCACCAGCACCAGGTAAGATAATGCTGTTTCAATACTCTGCTAAATTTGCAGAACAACTACCTTTCTACGATAAAAACCCATTATGTTACGTTGTCGCTGTAGAGAACAATGCATTCTTTGGAGTCAATCTACACTACACACGCCCCAGAGACAGAATGGGAACACTGGAGTTTATTGACTCTGATGGTGACTTTACAAAGCTCAAGGGATTCCATAAATACCTAAAATCATATGTCCAAGCACCATTCTTGGATTTGAGCACTACAGACAGAGAAAAAGCAATAGGCATGGGTCTTGAACAATTTGTCCGAGACCTAGGTAGTGTAGAAATCTCAATTCCAACCAGATCAATAATGAAGAGACTAAACAAATGAGCGATAAACCTCAATCAGCATTTAAACGTGATATTTTTGGAAATGCTCCTACTCAATCATTTATTTTCTATGATGTGGAAGTTGATGGTGTTACATATAATATAACTGAAAATATAGATACCAGTCTAAATGGCAACACTGGTCTACCTCTTAGTATTAATGCAAGACCACCTGCGATAATTGGTTCAGCAGGTCAGTTGAAATACAATGATTTTGATGCATTGGCAAATGAGGATATAACATCTGAAATATTGAAATCGAGTGATAGAGAACAAAAGTATCATACTAGAATGAATGAACTCAGAGTAAAAGCACTTGAAAATGGCACATCAGACCAATTTGAAAAAAATCTAGTTGATAGTGGTGTGTATGATGCAATTGCAGGTAGCGGTTCAATCAATGACGTACCACTAACAACTAAAGATAGTAGAAATGAATTAGATGGTAAAATAGCAGAACAAATTCAAAAAGACACTGAAAGAGCTGAAAGTGCTGAAGCAAGACGGTTTAGAGAAAGCATTCAGGTGAAGAATGAAGCACTTGCTTATCCTCCACACTTAAAAGGTAACAAGGGTGAGGATTATATTTTCATCGAGCAATTTGAATATTCACCCCCACAACCAGAAGGCACAAACTCACTAGGTACAATACTAGATTCTGGGGTACAAAGAACATCTAATATAGAAAGACCTCGTGGATCTTGTAGATTACCGATTCCAAACAAACTTGGAGTCAGTAACGGAGTCAGTTGGGGTGAAGCAAGAGCAAATGCTGTTGAACTAGCAGCATTTCAAGCAGCAACAGGGTCAATAGGAGGTTTACTAAGTGGTAAAAGTAATGTAGGTGATTTAATTACAGGTGGTGTGGGTGATGCTGGAAAGATTTTTCAGACAATAAGTAAGGATTTCAAAGAAACAGGAGGAAGTGAGGCAAACTCTGCTTCTGTCATAAGTGCGGTGCTTGCAAGATCAGCATTATCACAGATAGGTATA